GTGGGTACGCGAAGTGATGTGCGGATCGGACCGGTTCTCGCCGTACTCTTCGGCGACCTCGCGCTTGTCGGTCCAGTATTGCCGATGCCGCTTCGCCATCTCATCATCGAACGGGCCTGAGGTCGCCCGGTGCAGTTCGACGCGCACATGCGGTGACACCACGGTGCCGTCGGTCTTCACATAGCCCTTGACGTTCGACTTGATCAGCAGCGCCTTGATCATGGCCGGGGCCCCTTTGGTTGCACTCACCTTGGCGACGAATTCCGCCACAGGCATGGCCGTGATCGGCCCGAGGAAGCGCGGATCGTCGTAGCACGACACGAAGGCCGCAACGGCCTCATCCTCCGTGCCGAAGCCCAGCATACACTTGTCCTCGTCATATTCCTTCCAGTCGTCCACCCGGCGCTGATGGATGACATAGACGGTGTCGGCGAGGTCCATGTAGGGCCCGAGGAAGACGTCGACCGGATCCCCGTCGACGCCCAGCGTGCGCTCGACCTCGCCATAGGCGAAGTGCATCAGCGATTCCCACTCGGCGCCGTTCGGCTTGCGGCCGCGACGGAAGGTTCCCGGCTCATTCTCGATGCGTAGGGTCAGGCCCATCCACGACACGCGGCGCTTGGGATACTTGCCGGACGCCAGCTGCGCCTCGGTCGGATCGCCAGGCATGCGGTAGCGCTCGACGGCGATCGACTTTTCCAGCGGCGGAGTCGGCAGGTCGCCGCCCCAGATGTCGGGCGTGACGGCGTTCAGGATGTTCTTGATGGCCTCGAATTTCGGTTCGCCAGACATCCCGGCGATCAGGTGCAGCTTGGAGCGCATGACGTTGGCGTCACCGGTCACACCGGGCACGTCATCCTGATAGCAGCCGCGAATGACCGCCATGCGCGACTCGAAGGCCTTTGACTGCACACCGCCGAGGATGTGCAGGCGGTCCGGCTTGTAGGGTTGCGACAGGAGCTCGCGCAGATCGGCGTTGCTCATGGCCGCCTCCGCCGTCGGGATACCGACGATGAAGGGCGCATTGAGGGCCTTGCGGACGCGCCAGTAGACCTCGGACTGTTTCAGGGGGCCGCGCTGAAAAGGCACGACCACCTCATGGCCGCGCTCGATCCAGCCGGCAACCACGTCAGCATGCTTTTCGAGCAGCTCCAGTGTCGCGGCCTGATCGCCGATCACATCGGGCGCCACCATCATCAGGTGGGCGCGCTCCAGGCTGGACGGCGCCGCGGCACAGACCGCCTGAGACAGTTCCTCATACCGCTGAAACACGGCCTCGAAATTCAGCTTGGCCATCTCTGGCTTGCCGGCCTTCATGGCCGCCTTGAAGGCCTGAAAGGCGCCGCTGTCGATGAAGAAGGGCTTGCCCGCGGCGATGGCGGCCGCCACCGTCTTGATGCCAGGCCCCGAAAGCTCGTTGATCACGGCGCCGACGCCGGCCGCGCTCTGGATCGCGGCGTTCATGTCCCGCATCCGCGACATGCCCGAGGCGTATGGGAAGACGATCACCTGATCACCACCGGACTCAGGGCGGGGGAACAGGTCGGCCGTCGCCGGCGCCCGGCGATCGGTGTGCGGCTTCACATAGACCCCATCCGACCGGACGTACCCCTTCACGGGCCGCGACTTGATGAGAAGCACACAGGGGGTCACAGGCCTATCCTTTCGCGGTACGCCGCTTGCATATCACGCTCGGTCTTTGCCAGTACCCGGCCGGCGATGTCGGCGCCATGGCCAGCAAGGATGTCGCGCACGCCGGTGGCGTCCCACTTCATGCTCATCTCCCCCAGCTGGCGGCGCAGCGGCTCAGGCAGGCGATCATAGGCGTTCATGTCGGCCTCGCGCGACAGGTGGCGCTGGCGAACGCGCTCGCCTTCCAGCAGGCCCAGGTTGGATTGACGACTCACGCCCCACCTCGCCGGTCCTGCGCAGCCAGCCACGCCTCGAATTGCGGATCCTCGCTGACCCCCTCGACCTCGTTGACCCAGCTGCCGCGGCAGTGCGGGTGTTGGGCGCCGGCGGCAATCCACCAGCGCTCATGAGGTTCGCGCTCAATCAGCTGGCCGGCCTCGCGCTTGCGCGGACTGGCGGACCTGCCGACGTTGGTCTTGCCGACCCAGATTTCGGTGTCGCCGTTTTTAGGGGCGGCGTCGGCCGGCACGACGGTGACGACCTTGCCGTCGATCGACCGGCACCACGGACAGGCGCCGCGATACTTCTCGACCCGGCGCAGCTTGCGGCCGGGCGCGCAGGACGCCACGAAGCCCTGGTTGACGTTCTCGGTCGCCTCGGTCACCGCGATGCGCCGCCAGTCGCGGTTCATGGTTCCGAATTCGTCGAGCAGCTTCGACTGGATGGACTCGGCGGACGCGGCCTTGTCGCCGAGGAACACCGCCTCCTGATGGTCGACCACCAGCTTGCGCATGCGGTGGCGCACACCGTCGGTCAGGGCGGCGACATGTTCGCAGCACCGGGCGCGGCCAAAGTCGATGACGGCCCGCTGCGCCGGCGTCATGCCGAACATCCGACCGACCTCGTCGACGCTGGGGAGCGCCGCGACGATGCGATCGGCCCGCTCGTCGGTCACATCGCCGAGGGAGGCCTGAACCCGGCCCATGAGTGCCGACCGGGTGGCCAGCCATTCGGCCTCGGTCCGCAGGTCATCCTCAGGCAGGTAGCGCTGCACCAGGTAGTCGACGAGCAGCAGCCAGTCGTCCAGCACGAACCGGGCTGGCGGAAGGCTTTGCAGGTAGAGGCGAGTGATGCCCAATTCGGCGGCTGACCACCGGGCCATGACACCAGCGGGCCGGACGGTGCGCTCTAGGGCCGCAACATGGTTCTCGCCGGCCAGCCACCGGCGCAACTCGCCCTCGAGTCCGTCGATGCGTTGCAGGCCGCGATCGGTGAAGAGCTCGACGAGCCGCCGAACGAACGGGTTCGGGTGCGGAGTCCAGATGTCGTCAGGAGGGCCCTCGCCGATCGCCTTGTGGATCAGTTCAAGGGCATTATCCGTGTGCTCGTCGCACAGGCATGCGAAATCTACGAGAATCGGCCCCGGCTGCATAAGCCGAGGCTACGGTCACGACGGGCGCGACCCGTCAGGCGAGGCTAGTCCTCGTCGCTCTCTTCGCGCACCTTCTCACCAAAGGCGACGGGCGCGCGGCGGTCACCCTGGTAGGGAACCCACTTGCCGGCTTGGCGCACCTGGTTGACGTACCCAGCCTTGGCCGGACCCCGGAAAACCGCGCCTTCCTTTTCATAGACGTCATACTTGGCCAAGATCAGCTCCTTTTCTGCACCGTATATGGTGCAATTATCAGATCAACGCAAGGGTGCGCGATCACCCGGCGCCGGTCAGTTTCTTGTAGGCGTTGCCGTAGAGGGTCTTTTGCTCCTCGATCGCCGTCCAGAAGGCCGCGTTGTCATCCCGCGACCATGTCGTCGGCGGCCGGTCTCCGTACTTTCCTGCCAGTTTGCGGGTGACCTCGTAGGCCTTGTGGCCGTGGCCCTTTGCCTCGACCATGGCCTTGGTGTTGATCTGGAGCTCAAACAGGTGGCCGTTGGGCGCGCGGACGATGTAGTTGACGTCGCGATACCCCTCGCCGGTCGGCTTGCCCTTGTAGCGGTTCTTCGCTGGCTGGCCGGGAACCATGCCCTCAGCCATCAGCCGGTCGATGATGTCGTCGACGTCCTTCAGGCTATCGACCACCAGAGAGCACCGGGCCACGTCTTTGAGGCGCGACCAGTCGCCGCCGTAGTCTTGCGTCACCTTTTCGGTGGCCCGCTCTTCACCCTTGAGCGGCGCGATCAGCAGGACGCCGCCCGGCCGGGCGATGTCCTCATCTGAGGCCTGCTGGCCGGCATTACCGTCATAGGTGCGGAAGCCCAGCTTGTCGCAGATGCCCTTGCCCTTGTTCAGCCAAGTGGACAGGTGGTCGAGGGCCTCGGCGCCGGCGGCGTAGAGCTCCGCCTGCGTTTCCGTCGGCTGCACGATCATGGTCGGCAGGGCTTGCCACCCGAGGTTCTTCGCCGAGGTCATGGTTCCGTTGCCGTCGACCACGGTGTAGGTGCCGTCGCCGTTCGGGGTGACCTTGATCGGGTCGCGCTTGCCGAGGTCGCCATGGAAGGCGGCCGCCATGCGCTTGGGGCCGTTGTCGGCACCCTGCTTGTTCTCCTCAGCACTCTTCGCCGACACCAGCTTGGACAGCGGGATGACCGAGGCGCCTTCCATGTGGAAGAACCGATCATGCTCCTCTGGCAGGTGCTCAGGAGAGTCCGTCTTGTCGATCACCCGCTTGGCATATGCCTTGTCGGTCTCGCCTTCCTCGCGCGGGGCGTAGTCGGGCCGCTGGGGACGGGGCCGGCCCTCAAATTTCTTGTCGGACTCCTTCATGCCGGCGGGGCCCTTGGCCTCGGGCTTGGCGGTGTCGCCGCGGCTCATCTGGGACCACAGCACTTTGTGCTCATGGCCGCTTGAGTCGCGCACGTGGGCGCCGTGCTCGCCGGGGGTTCCGACCACCTCGCCGGCGCCCTCCAGGTCACCGATCTTGAAGGTCACCTTGGCGCCGGGCGGGTGCTTGTTCTGGTTCGCGCCGCCAGTCAGCGGGCGCTCATGGAACGGCACGCGCGACTCGGGGCGCTCCTTCGCCTTGGCCGGCCGCTTGACGGCCTTCTGATCGGGCGCGGTGCGCATCCAGCGCTTGGTGTGCTTGCCGGTTCGGTCGGTCGTGTCCCGCAGCGCCAGGCCGGGGGCGTTGGCGATCGCCTTGGCCAGCGCGTCGTGTTGACCGAAGAACAGGACCGCCGGGGTGTGGGACTTGCGCAGCGGCGCCGACGAGCGCGGCTCGGCCGGCACAGGGTCGTGGATGTAGCGCCGGCGGCCGTCCTCATCCTCGACCAGCATGCCGTCTTCACCCTCATCGACCACCTTGGCGTTGGCCTGCACCCGCACGGCATGGCCGAGCATGTGCTCCCACTTCACCTGGTGCATCTCGCCGTCGGCCTCGATGTGACAGCCGTGCTTGCCGCGCGACTTCACCCGGCCGCGCTTGGGGCCGCTCGCGTGCCGGAAGTAGACCTCGTCATGCAGTTCGACGTCCGGCGGCTGATTCTCGGCGCCCTTGGACTTGGGCTTGTTCGGAGGCGCCATGTCAGACCTCAAGGATGTAGATGGGTGGCAGGCCGAAATCCGCCGGGGTCATGGCCTTGGCCATGGGGTCACCACCCGTTCCAAAGTCAGGCTCACCACCCGGCGCAGGCGCACCGGCCATGGCGGGATCCTGCTCTGCGTTCGGGTCGCCGGCCATATCGCCGTCAGGGTCGTCACCGGCCTCGCCGGGCATCGGCGCCGCGCCGCCGGCGTTGGGGTCGCCGAAATCGGGCTGCTCCTGCCCGATGCCGTTCTCCGCCTGCCAGACGGTCAGGAGGGACGGGTTCAAGGGCGCATCGCCGACCTTGCCCGGCACGGCGTCCATGCCGTCAATCTGGCGGAGCTCGTTCCAGGTCAGCGCCAGCTTCTGGCGCTCAAACCGCTGCTTCGCGTCTTCGGCGTCGATGCCGACGAACCGCATCATGTACTGTTCGGAGAACGGCTGGATGATGTAGTCGGAGAAGGTGTTCTCGTAGAAGTTCAGCAGGGGCCGCAGGCCCTTGTCGTTCGACGAGACCAGCTTTTCCTCGGTGTCGGAGCCGGACAGGGACGACTTGGAGGCGGCGAACGACTCCATCGAAATCTCTTCGGGCGCGATGGAGTAGATCGCCGACGCGATGCTGGTCAGCCAAGTCATCCACTTGGAGAACCCCATCTCGTCCATCTGGCCGCCAACCTCGGTGAAGTTGGCGCCGGACTCCTGATCCTTCGACACCAGAACCGGCAGGTTGTGATGGTTCTGAGCGCCGCGCACCATGGCGTTCCAGTAGCGCTTGAACGATGAGACGTCCGACTGGTCGTAGTTGCCGTAGACCTGCAGGATGCCGCGGGGGATGCTGTTCTGATCGAAGTACGATCCGTTGTAGGCCATGGTGTTCAGGAGGTAGGTCACCACCTTGATCAGCATTTCCGTCTCGCTGTAGCCATAACCACAGGCGAGGACGTCCGTCCTAGGGTTGCGCACCTCGTAAACGAGTCCGTCTAGGTCGTATGCCGTCCGAATACGTCCTTGGATGACCTGGACGGCGAACACCTCGTCATCGCCCTCATAGCCGTCTTCGGTGCACAGCCGGATAGTCGCACCGTCGGCCGCATAGAAGCCGTCGATGCCCAGATCGCGATTGCGCTTGAATTCGGTTTCGATCGGCGCCGCGTCCATGGTCAGTGTGTCGCGGACCGACTTCGCCATGAAGGTCGAGAAGGTGTCGCGCTTGAGACGCTTGCGCTTGCGGGGGTCGGTCTCCCAGCCGCAGTTGGTGATGAACTTCTGCAGCAGCTGCACGGAGGTCTGCTGTTCAGCGTTGAGCTCGACGGTCGGGTCGACATGCTGAATGACGAACCCCGGCTCCTTACGGTCGATCTGGGGCCGGCAGAAGCGCTGGACCTGCCGAATCCGGGTCTGCACGATGGCGTTCAGGATCGGCGTGCGATCAACCATGGCCCGCATGGATTCGAAACTGAGAACGCCGGGGCGGTCCCAATACTCGCCCTGGTACTGGACCTGGTACTCATCAAGGAACACCGACTTGCCGCCGCGCTGTTGGGCGTTGCGCTTTCGGGCCGTCTCGTAGTCGATGATCACGGCGCCGCCGCCCTGCGCCTTGGCGAGGTCTTGCTCGGCCAGCATCTGCTGTATGGCCTCGACATGCGGAGCCATCTCGGCGGCCTGCTCAAAGATGCCGCGGGTTTTGACGAAATCCACCTGTGCGTCCAGCTGCTCGCCGGCCGTGGGGGCGCTCTGCGCAGTTGCGACGGGATTCTCGGGCATAGCGTGACTATGTCGTCACGACGATTCCCTAGCCGGTCACCATAGCAACGCGCCGGCCCTTGACGCTGCTTGTCGACACGATCCGGCCCGCCACCGTCATGCCGCCGAAAGCGCGGCCAAGTGAGGCGCTGTTGCCGACCTTCGCCGCACCCGCCACCACCATCCCGCCCATGGGGATGCTCGCGACGGCGCCCTGCACGGCCATGGCCGTGGCACTCACCCCCATGGCGCCAAGGGTGACCTGAGCCGCAGATGAAGAGTCCACAGCCCCGCTCGCAGCGACGGTCATCGCCCCGAGCGGCTTGGACAGCGAGGCGCCAACGACGGCCGCGCCGATCGACGACACCGTCACCCCGCCCATGGTCACGGAGGCGCCGGCACGGTTCAGGACGGTCGCCGTCGCGGCCACACCCATGGCGCCCATGGGCACACTGGCGGAGGCGCTATCGCCGACGGACGCGGCCGCAGTCGAGGTGATGGAACCGAAGGTGATGGCCGCCGCCGCCGAGGCCCTGACCGTCGCCGCCGAGGTCACGGTCATCCCGCCAAGCGACTTGCTCAGGGACGCGCTCACGGGGACGGCGGCGGCGCCGGCGACGGTCATCCCACCAAGGGTCTTCGCCAGGGACGCGGCGGTGGCCACCTTGACCGCGCCCGAGGTGGTCACACCGCCCATGGTGATGGCCGCGCTGGCGGAAAGCTCGCTGGCGCCGCTGGTCGCTGTGGCGTCGACCTCCATACCGCCCATCGACACGCTCAGGGATGCCGAGATGTCCACCGTGGCGGCAGACCCCACGGTCATGGCCCCGAGCGACTTGGACAGGGTCGCAGAGACGTCAGTGGTTGCGGTTGCCGCGACGGTCATCCCGCCCAGCGTTTGATTCAGGCTGGCATTGCTCTCCGGTGGATCCGCCGTGAACAGCATCGACATGGACCGAAAGGTCACGGAGCCGGTTGTGGCTCCACTACCAATCAGGTTCATCAGGTCGCCAGCGACATAGGTCGCCGTGCCCGTCAGGTCGGAGAACGAACCAGTCGCCCCAAAGGGGACAACAAGCGCCACACTGGTCGTCGCGCTGTTTTTGCGGGCCGCAAGGGTGACGTTAGTGGTTGATGCGTTGGCCGAAACGGTCGCGTTGATCCGCGTCACCGCACCCGGCAGCGGCACGGAAATCTGGGTGTTGCTCTCCGTCGCATTTACACTCATGCGCCCGAAGGGCGCGATGTAGCGGGTCGTCGCCGCCGGAATTGCGGCGTTGTTCGCCCCCACCACCAGCGCTGTGACGCGGGCCCCCGAAGGCGTGAAAAGGACGGTAGCGCTGGTGATGGTCAGCGAGTCGGCGCCGGTGCTGTTGACCATGATCAGGTCGAACAGGTCACCGGCCGCGAATGTGTCCGTCCCGGAAATGTCTTCAACGATGCCCGTGCCGGACACGCTGACACTCTGGCCACCATCCGATCCGTTTTTTCGAGTCTTGATAGTTGACCCGGTGAGTCGCGCGGAGGTGATGTTCAAGCGCAGATTTGAGGCAACGCCGGGCGCTGGCATGTACCCCTGCGCCAAGGACTCGGTGCTGGCCAGAACCGCCGCGCCGAACATGTTGACGAAGCGGTTGCCGCTGAAGGTGTTCGTTACTGTCGCCGCGAAGCCGATCGGGTGCTGCGACTGGCCTGAACTCAGGAGTTCGGCCGTGAGGCCAGAGACGATCAGGGCGCCAGATACCGATGAACCGACAACCAGCGCGTAGCCGTAGGTGTCGCCGTCGGTCAGGGCAACGGCGTTTGTCAGGTCGGTGAAAATGCCGGTGTTACCGGACCCTATCGTTAGGGTCGCGGCCGTGGTCGCGCCGTTCTTTCTGACCGAAAATGTCGATGAACTGTTGATTCCGTTCGTCGGAATCCGCAGGCGCACATAGCGCAGTATGCAGTCCAGCCCGCGGTGGACGGTATAAGCGTTCGCCTCGGTCGTGATGAGGCCGAAGGTGGCGAACGCCGCCTGCGCAAAACTCCCATAGTAGGTCGTCGACGCTGACAGGGTCGCGCCAGCGGCGTCGGTTGCGCCAATGAGCGCGCCTTCAGCCAACGGTCACATCGCTTCCAAAGTGAGCGGACGCCACCTCGCGAAGCATGTTCAGAACATCATCGGTGACGCCGGGAACAGTCAGGGCCACTTTGCCGTCGATCGCGCCCATGTCCCAGGCGATGATCTCGGGGTCGAACCACGGCGGGAGCGCGCCGCCGATCACGCGGAGCGCGTCGTTCTTGAGCCGGTTTTCCAGCACCAATGTGTCGTGGACCGTCTGAGGATTATCCAGCAGGCGGCCCTTGTATCTTGCCTCAACGCACACCCAGGTGACGCCGTCGTCGTCCGACTCGGTGATCAGATAGTGGCCGGGGTGCGTGTCCGGCTCCCACCCTTGCCGGCGCTTAGGCATTGGCTTCGGTGGTGCTGAAGGTGGTGACGGTGACCACCTGCGCCACGGCGATGTTGGTGTTGTCGATTTCCATGTCGCCGCCGCCGCCGGTCGCGGTGACGGAGCCCTGCATGTGGCAGGTCGTGCCGGCGGTGTCGACGATGCGGAAGTGGGCGGCCGTGCCGGCGGCGACGGCTGCGACCGACCAGGTTCCCGACTTGGCCTTCACGCCACCCGAGGCCGCGGCCATCCAGTCTGACGGCAGGGCGATTTCAGCCAGCAGGGTGCCGGACGCGGCGGTGGCGCAGTTGGCCGGCTGAGCGCCCGAGCGGATTTGCAGCTTGGGCGCCGTGCCGACGGTGGTCTCAAAAGTGTCGGCGCGGGCGTTTCGCGCGGCGACGGAAAGCTGGATAGCCATGGTTAGCGGTCTCCGGAGAGGGTGATGGAAAGGTCGTTGATGCCGTTCAGCGCCGCAGGCGCCGTCAGGCGCAGCAGGCCGGGCCCGATGGTCTGCGCTGGCAGGTCAAAGGTCGCTGTGCCGTTCGTGGCGATCACCACCGACCCAAGGGCTGTGCCGTTGAAGGTCAGGGCGAAGGACGTAGGCGCGATGGGGTTGCTGCCCACAGATGCGCGCGAGCTCGCCGGCCGCAGGGTGGTCGGCGCCGTGAGCTCAAGGCGCAGCAGGGTCTCGTTGGCATCGATCGCGCCGCCGAAGAAGCCGCCAATCTCGACAACGCGGGATCCACGCGGGCCCGAGGCGACGGTGACGACCTCGATCGCATTGCCGATGAAGACGTTGACGGTGTTCGTGCCGCCGATGAAGACGTTGCAGCAGCCGCTCATGCCAGCCGCCCGATGACCGAAAGGACGCCGCGCACCTGATGCGGCTCGCCGGTGCTATCCTCGACCCGCAACTCAAAGTCCCAGGTTCCAGCCGCCAGATCGGCCATGTCCTCGGCGTCGATCGACACCGCCACCTCATTTTCAGAGATGACCAGCTGGGGCGAGGTGGTCAGGTCGACGACGGCGTCACCGTCTCGCGCGGCCAGCCGCAGGTCGGCGGTTTCAATGTCGCACGGAAGGCCGGTCGTCCGGCCCGTGAAGAACCGGAAGGTGAACGTCCATGGCTGGTCGTTCGGAATCTCAACGATGTCGGAGAGGCGGCCAATCATGCCGCGACTATGTCGTCACGACGAAAAAGGCCCCGGCTCCAAGGGACGGGAGGAGCCGGGGCCTGCCAAGGCGATCGGGGGGTGACGACCGACTTGGCGCTGTTGCGCTACACGCGCAGCGGCATAACCACAAACTGCACATTCGAGTCACCGGGGTCAAGCACCAGAACCGGCGAGCCAGGGCTGTCGAACCGGAATTCGACCTCATCATTTTCGATGCGTTGCAGCACGTCCAGCAGGTAGCGGGCGTTGAAGCCGATTTCGAGGGTGGGGCCCTCGTAATCAATCTCCATCTCCTCGTCGGCTTGGCCGGCCTCCATGTTGCGCACGGTCAGGCCCAGCCGGCCAGTTTCCAGCGTCATCTTCGCGCTTCGCGCCTTCTCGCTGGAAATGGTCGCCACCCGATCGACGGCCGCGCGCAACTGGTCGACATCCATGCGGGCGATCTTCTGGTTGTCGCGCGGGATGACGCGGGCGTAGTCAGGGAAACTGCCCTCAACGACCTTGGAGGTCAGCATCTCGTTATTGCCCTCAGCGTGAACCTGAGTCGGCGACAGGGTCAGGGCCACGCCGCCATCACCGGCCCGCTCGACCAGCTTGCGGATTTCGCGGGCCGTCTTGCGGGGGATGATCAAGCCGGGGAAGTCAGGGCAGTCGTCCGGCGCCGGCCACTGCGCCAGGGCCAGCCGGTGACCGTCGGTCGTCACGCAGCGGAGCATCTTCACGCCGTCGACCATCAGGGTCTGGATAAAGACGCCGTTGAGGTAGTAGCGGGTTTCCTCGGTCGAAGCCGCGAACAGGGTCTTGTCGAGCAGGCGGGCGAACTCATCGCTCGGGATGTCGACGGTGGCGCCCGGCTTCAGGGCCATGGTGGGGAAGCCGCCAACCGGCAGAACCGGCAGTTTGACCGACGACCGGCCCGCCTTGACCATCAGGCGCGGGTCGGCATCGCTGTAGGAGACCGACACCTCGGCGCCCTCGGGCAGCTTGCGCACGATGTCGAACAGCAGGCCGGCCGGCACGGTGATGGCGAAGTGGCCACTCGCCGCCAGGTCGCCGGTGTTAACCGTGGCCGTGGCGGCGATGTCCAGATCGGTCGCGGTCAGCGACAGATCGGCGCCGTCGAGCGTCAGCAGCACGTTGGACAGGATGGGGATGGTGTTGCGGTTCTCGACGATCGAGCGAACCGCTTCCAGACCCCTGTGAAGGATCCGGCGTTCAATGGCGAAGTTCATGGGTTGAGTTTCCTGCTCAGCGCCCAGCGCGGGGCCCTCAGGCGCCGCTTCACGGTTTCCATGGGGGGCTCGCGACCCGTACCACTTCCGCCGCTGGCCTCAGGGTGAGGCCTTCCAAGGTGTCGCCCTCGCGGGGGCGAATTGGGTGGGGCCTTACATCCCCGCGGGCCAGATGCTTGCCTTTAACGCCGTGCTCGCCAGTGCTTAGGAGATGCGGGGTCGAGACCCCAACCCTTTCTTGCAGCGTGGTCCGCACCTTCGAGGGGATGACGACCGGCTAGAAGCCCTAGCCGCCACCCCCTCCCGCGATTTCCCGACGACCAGCTGGCCGGGGGCATCGCGAAACTTGGGAGCGGGAGTGGGACTCGAACCCACGACCTCCGGATTATGAATCCAGCGCGCTAACCGTCTGCGCTATCCCGCTGACGGACACCCTATCGACTAGGGCGCTTGCGTCAACGGTGGGCAGGGTGCGCCAGAGTGGCGCAGGTAGGCGGCGCCCCGGCAGGAAAACGGGGACGCCGCCACCGGCTCTGCTTCCGGAGGGCTCACACTTAAACCAGGT